AGATAAAAACCTGGACCATTGGGCCACCGGGGTTCAGCACGGCCAGGTGATTAATTTTTTGCACGTTGTCTTTTCGTTTCATGTTGTCCCCTTATGGTCGAATTGAAAAACTGTTGTTCTGCAAAAACTCTCGGATCACGTCCTCAAAGTCTATATTTTCCGCGAGCTTGTCGGGGCTTATTTCGGTTGCCAGGTCGGCCAGGCTTATTTCGGCAGCCAGGTCGGTCAGGCTTATTTCGGTGTACAGGTCGGTCAGGTTTATTTCGGCGGCCAGGTCAACCAGGTTTATTTCGGCAGCCAGGTCGGCCAGGCTGTTTCCGGTTAGCTCGCCGGCCAGGGTCGACACGTCGATGTGTCCAGCCAATTTTTGCAGATCGATTTTATCCGCGATTGTTTGCAGCACCCGGTCGCCGTCCGGCCAGGTGTTCGATGTAGCGGCCAGCTCTTGGCGGACCATGTCGGCCACCATTGGGCGCACTTGTTCGGCCAGGTCTTTTGCCAGGGCTTGCATGAGTGAATTTAGTTCCATGTCTTTCTCTCTTTCTAGGGTTAGGGCTTCGCGGATCGCTTGGCCTAATTAAATTGTAAACCTACTTTTATCAACTTGTCAACTACCCCCGGTGATTTTATGCAACAGCCACCAAAAAAATAATTTGATCGCCATGGGCTTGTGGTCGGCAGGGGTCTTGGGTGGGGCACGTTTATGTAGTCGCTGCCGGGCCTCCGCCAGCAGTTCTCGGTCTCTTGTTCGCATAAACTTACGGGCGTCCGTCTGCGCCAACCCAACCCATTCCGACCCAGTCGCTGGGGTCTTCATAACTGCGCGGGGCTTCTCTCCAGGGCTTGATCTTCCACTCGCCTATGCGGAAAAACTTTTCCGTAGTTTCACCGCGCGCCCATTGCTCCGCCCAATTCTCAAACGCGGCAACGACAGGCAACGGAATGTTCGGGTGAGGTGTTCCGACCCCGTCGTCCGCATCGTGCTGCCAGCCCCAGTTGTAATAACTGTCTCCCGGCGGCGCGTCGAACTCACCGTTACTGAGCAAATACGTTTCTACCCAATCTTTTTCATTTTGAATGATGCTGAAACCAACATAGGGAGCGTTAGCTTCTTGGTCTGCTTCCGCATCGGTCCACGCCTTATCGATAGCGCTGGCAACCGCTTCTAGGTTCCACTCAGTAGTAGAGCAATAGCCCAGGCCAACAGTGTCGAAGTCGTCCGACACGCTGACTTCTACTTTTACACTTTTTTCCCCAACCCTTGAAAAAACTCGCGCTGAGGCAATTTCTTTCTTGCTTGAGTACCATCCAGTGTCAAAGGCAGCATGGGCTTTGAGTGCTGCTTTAAGAGCGGCCTCCTGCTCGGGATACCAATCGGCCAGGCCGCAGTGTGCCCCGTCGCCCCGTAAAAATTCTTTAAGTAATTTCATGTCTTTCTCTCTTTCTTGGTTGCTTAATTAGCACTTAACAGATCGGCAGGAACATCCACAATTTCGCCCAGCTTGGCCGCGACATAGCAACGCATTGCTGCAATCAGTGGGGTGTCGCCATAAAAGCGTATCAAGTCCCCCTCACTATCTACTTTCCGCGCCCCCCATTCAACATCGCATAATGGGTAAATCTCAATGAGCTCCCGCTCAATGATCGGCCCACCAGCGGCCCAGTCGGTTGAATATGGCTTTACCTCGCTGGTAATCAAAGACCGCGCCGTGCCTTGAACAAAACTGCATTTCGAAACCGCCCAATCAAGGGCGGCCCCCGTCAGTTCACTTGTCTTCATGTCTTTCTCTCTTTCTTGGTTGCCTGGGACATCCAGGTGTTTGTGATCCTATCACAACTTTCGCATACAAGTCAACTATTCACTAAATGATTTCTGAGCTCGGCCCAGGATATGGCCGTCCACGGCCAACGGGCCAGGGCAGGGGTGTCGACGCCCAGGTTCACCAGGTCGACGGCTTGCTCACCACAATAAAGCAGCAGCTCGGACTTTTTCGCGTGAGTGGTCCCGGCCGGTTGGTACTGCACCAGGACGTAGGTCGGGCAGCGCAGATCAGCATGTTTGATGTGAAAGGCCACCTGGTGAGGTGACAGGTTGATCTTGCGGCCGCGCTTGACCACCTTCAGCTCGACCATCACAAACAGGCCGTGCGGGAATGCCAGCAAGACATCAGGAATGCCCAGGTTGACCCTGGACTCAATCCGGGTGAAATGGCAGTTTGGGAGGTTTTCTCTCAGCCGCTTGTACAGGTTCGCTTCGGGCTTCAGTGCCATGGTCTTCGTCCTCGTCGGGTTCTTCTTCGACCTGCTTGGGGGTGACATCAATCACGGGCCCAGCATGGCCACCGTACAAGCGTTTGATTTCTTCGAGCTTACGCATGACTTCTTCTTTGCTCATGCTGTCGATCGTGCCGTGCCTGATTTCTTTGCGGTCGATGTAAATCGTGCCAAGGGCCTGGCCGCGCCGATATTCAGCCTGGACGGCCGCGCCGTAGGCGCCAGACTGCAAGGCCTGGTCGCGGATGACCTGGAGGTCCCGCATGTGCCGCTCGAAAGTGGTGCCGTACTTTTCGCCCAGCTCGCGCCTTCGCTCCTGGATCGCGGCCACGATGTGCGGGTTGGTCTCCGGGTCGGTCAGCTCGCGCGCCCGGTTCTTTGCCCAGTTTTCGCTGTACCCTGCGCGCAGGGCCGCCTCCTTCAGGGTGACGTGCCCATCGCCGGCAGAGAACTCTTCGACAAACTTCCATTCCTGGGGCGTCAGCACTCGGGGCTTGTGGGGCTTGACCTGGACCGCCAGCCGGGCTTCCACCCGCTGGTCTATTCCGCCCAGCTTCTTGCCGGCCAAGAACTTCTCGTCCTTGTAGCCCATCAGGACACTCGCCAGAGCCGCCAGCCCTCGCCGTGGCGCCTACAGGTGAACCGGGCGCCTGGATGGCGCCTGGAGTACATGTAGGCAGCGCTACGCAGGTTCTTGATCCATGTCGCGTCAAGCACCATAAAGCTGTCGCCGATTGCCATCTCGGGGAATGGGTAGCGCTCGCGGGGATCGGCGCCACCAGGGATAGGGATGTTTTTTTCTATTTGCATGGCTACATTGTGCAACAAACCCACGTTCAACGCAACTACCAGGGTTACAGATGTCAAATTCAGGGTTTTAGTTAGACTTTTTTAGACAAGAGTATGTTTTATTTTTTTCAAAAAACGACCTCGCGCGCATTTTATGTAAATTACACCTATAAACCATGTGTAATGTACTGTGTTCTCATAACCTATTGATTTCATTAATTTATTACACCATTACGTCTATTACGTCTAATTTTAAAAAAATAAAATAAAAAAACACTCTTACCCTAAAAAAGTCTATATAAACCCGTAATTTGCCCTCGGGCCGTGATCCAGTCCCCTTTCCACTGTATAAATACACAGTGCACCTAAGGGTAAACACCTACTAATTAACCTCTTGACAAGTTGACAATTGATATGTTATAGAGTATAATTAAATTGTCAGCTGGAAATGTTGACATCTGTTCTTTAACATTTAGAAAGTGAGAAAGTATGAACACGAACAATCGCGTGTGGATTGAGCTCGACCCCCCAGCCCGGCCATCCTGAACAAGGGCATGACCGGGCGGCAGCAGCCACCAGGCTGTTGGCCAAACTGGGGATTGACTATGAGACGTACCCGGCGGTGTGGTTTGATGAGAAGAAAGGCAAGTACGCCTTCACCCAATCATCGGCCGGCACCTTCACATGGTCCAGGGACCATGGTCACTGGTTCAATCTAGACAAGCTCTCTGCTTAACCCCCAAACCCGCCAGCTCAACCCTGGCGGGTTTTTTTATTGCAGCCCAGTCCCCCACCACTCCCGGTGCTCCCCCGAAAGCATCTTGGCCGCCACCTCCATGGGCAGCAGCTCGCCAAACTCAATCTCCGTCACCTCGTTGAACTTCGTGATCCGTGGGTCTTGAATCACGGGCCCGATGAGGGCGTACTTCTGCCCGCCAGCGGTGATGATGACCACTTGGACCATGGTCCGTGGATCAAGGGCCTGGACAATCTCTGCAAGGGACGGTGTCACTTGGGCACCACTTCCTGCCACCCTGGCCCAGTTTCCCCTTGTTTGATGCCTAGGTCCAGGGATAGCTTCTCGACTTCCCCCAGCAGGTGCTCTTTTTCTTGTTTAAGGGCATGCACTTGGTTGGCCAGGGACTCCATAAGGTCGGTTTGGACCTCAATGCGTCTGCGCAGGGAGTTGATGTACTCCTTTGTGTCCAGGTCGTCGATGGGGTGGGGTGGATTTTCTGTTGAAAAGATGGCGGGTCTCATGTGTTGCGTTCCTTCAGCTTAGTTTCAATGTCTCGGGTTGTTTGAATTAAAAGCGCACGTAAAGCCTGATCTTTCTTTTCACCCACATTCCAAATTTCTCTGCGTTCTTCCTCTGTCAGCCCTTGCCAGGGCCGGACGTAGGTTTGGATGTCATCGTCGTCCAGCCCTTTCAGGGCGGTGTAGAGGATTTTACATTTGGAGCAGACCCAGTCATGTTTTTTGCTGGTGCCTGACTCTTGCCATTGGTGGTCACAGGTCATTGATTTCTATCCTTCATCGAGGCTGAAATAAAACCGTACACAAAGGACAGTACGGCAACAAACAAAACCCCAATGGCTACGTCAACAAGTAAGTCGATCATTGGATTCTCCCGCGCATGGCCTCGACTTGGGCGCGTTGTTGGTCCATCAGCTCGTCGCGTTGGCGGCAGACCAGCTTGTACATCTCGTCCAGGGTTTCGATCTGGCCCTCGAGCTTTCTGCGCTCGGCAGCTTCCACCATGGTCGTGAATATTTCTAGGGCCAATAAGAATTTTTCTCTGTCCCGGCCCAGCGCAAAGATGGACAGGCCAGCTGCGTCGGCGATCAATACGGCGTCTTGTCGTGTCATTTGATGTTCCTCAGTTTGCGCAGCTCGTTGGCCGCGTGCAGGTAGTAGTTGTGGTTGCCGTCGGTGGCAGCGTGCATGCCTTCCAAGAGGTCGCAGCAGGCGTCCAGCTCTGACTTGCGCTCTTGCTCCAGCCGGCCGTGAAAGGCATTGGCCACACATTCGATGAACACCTTGGCAGA